TGTACGTCTATATCAAGGAAATTCAAAAGAAAGTACCAGTGGTTATTCCAAGAAAACTTGAGAATCATTTACTTCCTGGCAAGAATGTAAACGTAGAAGTCATCACTGATGACAGGGGCACCTCCTATCGCTATGTCAGATAAGGATGACATAACTTTAGATCCAGAATGGATCGACGAACAAGTAAACAGGCTTGCGGGGTGGGAGTACTTAAATCGATATGTCAGGCACCAGATTGACAAACCAATGCGTCCAGAGGAATTGTGTGATAAAATTGGAGTTTACAAAGGACATATTCACGACATAAGTAAATCAGTAAAAAAACAATTAAATGCAAAATAAATCTACCTTTGAAGCTTTGACCTACGTTGAGGATTCGCCAGACATTTCTGCCCTACGCAACGCATACGATCAAACAGTAAATGAATTAGAAGCTTATTTTGATTTATGCCGTACTAGCTATGACGACCGCCGCAACTGGTGGCCAGGCAAAAGCCGTGATCACCGCAAGCACGGAGCAGATGCTTTCCCTTGGGAGGGAGCATCAGATACCGAAAGCCACGTTATTGACGAACGTATTACTCGCCTAGTATCCTTATTTGTTTCTTCGCTTAATCGCTCAAATATTCGTGCTTATCCAGTGGAGTCAACTGATCTCGCACGAGCAGAGATTGTATCTTCATTTCTTAAGTGGATGGTAACAAGTGGTTACATCCCTCGCTACAAGCGTGAAATGGAACTAGGTGCTAACTACTTACTAGAGCGTGGGCTACTTATTACTTACGTAGGCTGGCACTCAGAAGATCGACAGTTTCTACAAAAGCTTACCCTTGAGCAAATTGCAGAACTAGACCCAAATATTTTTGGGGCTGTGCAGTCAGGAGAAAATGACGATGAACTAGTGTTCATGCTGCAAAATATCTTTGACGGGGTAACAGATAAGCGAGCAAGGAAAGCACTAAAGGATCTACGCAAGTTCGGGGAAGCAGAGCTTCCTACAGTTCGCCGTCAGATTGACGCACCAGAGATTAAGACACTGGCACCAGACGGAGATTTCTTTTTCCCTGCTTATGTTACAGATCCGCAGCGTGCACCTTACTGCTTTTGGAAAACTTTTTATACGGCTCAAGAGCTTGAAAACAAGGTAGCAACAGCAGGATGGGACCCTGATTTCGTTGAATATATTATCGAGCACTTTCGTGGTGTTAATATAGATAGCGTAGAAAGAGAACAGGAAGGCCGCCGCAGTACTAGCTTGACCGATAACGCCTACGAGGCGAATGAACTAATAGAAATCGTGTATGCGTACCAGCGGTTGGTCGATCCTGAAGATGGTTCAGAGGGGATCTACTGCACTGTATTCCATAAGGGCTATAGCGGAGAAAACAATGAAGCACCTGCATATGCTAAGCGTGAACTGCTTAATGGCTATGAGGACTACCCAGTTGTAGTCACCAAGCTGTCTGAGGACAGCAAGCGTCTATACGATACAACTACGGTTCCTGATATTCTCCGTGGTATCCAGAACCAAGTAAAGGTAGAGCGTGACTCCCGCATTGACCGCAACAGCCTATCTACACTTCCTCCTATCCTGCACCCAGTAGGACAGGCACCAAGTGACTGGGGTCCAGGTCGTATGATTCCTTATCGCCGTAAAGGTGATCTGGACTTTGCTCCTACTCCACCAGCTCCTGTTGGCTCAATTGAAATTGAGCAGACCCTAGAGGCTTTGGCTGACCGACTGGTCGGACTAGATGAAGCTGATCAAATCTCTAGTGTACGTAAGCAGTTCTTGGTAGACAAGTTCTTGCAGCACAACGCAGAGGTTATGCGTATGGCGTATCGCTGCTTCCAGCGTTTCGGACCAGACGAAGTATTCTTCCGTGTAACTGGAATCCCTGACCCACAGGTAATGGACCGAGGTGACCCTGATGCAAACTTTGATATTACTATTAACTACGACGTGCTAAATACAGATCCTAAATCTCAGGAAGCTAAATTAGCTCAAATGACTTCGCTGCTGCAAATGGATCGCAATGGTCGTATAGACGTAGATAAGTTGCTATCTGTGATGGCCGCAGCTATTGATCCAATCCTGGCTGACTCTGTTCTAGCTCCTGTAGAGGATGCACAGCAGCAGGTGGTCAAGGACGTAACCGATGACCTCACAAAGATCTATGCTGGCATTGAAATGCCTGCACGTCCAAGCGGTGGTCAGATTGCAATGCAGGTCCTACAGCAATACGGACAGCAGCCTGATATTCAGGAAAAGCTACAGAGTGACGAAGCGTTTGCTGGTCGCTTGCAGAAGTACGCAGGTCAGTACCAGTTCCAGATGCAACAAATGCAAAACGCTGAGATTGGCCGCATAGGTACAACTCCAGCACAAATGGGAGAAGTGGGCACCCAAGATATGCCACAGTATTAATATGACAATTCAAGAAGACATTGAACATCTAAAGCGGCACGATTCGTTTAACCGCTTTATTGATCTAATCAAGCAGATGCGAGAAGAGTGCATTGCTGAAATGCACGAGGTGCCTACCGACAAGCTACAGCAGCTATCGGGGCGTATCCTAAGCTACGATCAGATTATTACAATGGCAGACTGGGCAGAGACTTCGTCCAGCGAATAATTTAATAGCATACATTTCGTATGCTATAATGCAACCATAGCTATCGCTCGGCGTTGAAGAGTGGAAATATATGAATACAGAAGTCACAACGGGAATCGCTGAACCCGAAGATACAACAGCGGAAAAGACAAATATCACAGCGGAGGATTTTGCGATCCAACGCTTAGGGCAATCAACGCCTCAACCAGAGGAGCAAGAAGCTCCAGAGGTTGAAGAAGAGGTTACCGACGAAATTGCTGAAGAAGAAGCAGAAGAAGTTGAGGAAGCAGTAGAAGATACTGAAGACGAAACTCCAGAAGCTGAATCCGATGAGCAAGTTCTTTCTCAGATTGATTTAGACGAAATGTCCGAAGTGGAACTGCGGGAACTAGCTGATAAGCTAGGCAGCCGTGCAGTAGCTCGCTTTGGGGAACTCACAGCTAAACGCAAGGCAGCAGAAGAAAAGCTTCAACAAATTGAAGCCCGACTTTCTGCCGAGCAAAACAATCCGCTTGCACCAAAGAAAGAAGTTACTAACAATCCATTTGCTAATGTAGAAACCCTTGAGGAACTACAATCTAAGGCAACGGATGCTAGTAACGTTATTGAATGGGCAGAGGACATTATGTTCAATGCAGACGGATATGAAGCTGATGATGTAGTCACAGAAGTCGAAGGCAAGGAAATGACTAAGGCCGATGTCCGCAACGCTCTGTTGCAGGCACGTAAGGCCCGTGACAAGTTCCTGCCTGATCGCTTAGAAAAGATTCAAGCAATAGAGCAAAGCAAACAAATGCAGGAGCACTTAAGTGCTCAAGCAGAAGCCGAGCTACCTTGGATGAAGGGCGAAGACAACGACACACGGCGTGAATACGAAGCTATTATGAGCGACCCCAGGGTTGATACATTAATGGCTAACCTTCCGCCTGACGTTAAAGCACAAATGCCTTACCTGTTAGCGCACGCCGCTAATAGCATCTATGGTCGAAAAGCTGTAAAGAGTACAAAGTCTAATGTAAGACTTAACCCTTCTAGCAATTCTACACCTAATGCTGCTGGTTCGGAAAAACCTGCTAATCGAGTAAATAAATCAATTAAGAACTTAACCAATCAGTTTAAGCAATCAGGTGATAAGAGTGACTTCATTACTCTAAGAACACTTCAATTACAAAACCGATAAATTAAATACTAAAATATTATGGCATTCTCAAATACATTCGACACCACTAATCCTGGTTCCGCTGTTTCTAATCGTGAAGATCTCACAGATGTACTTACCATCTTGGCTCCCGAAGAAACTCCTGTTTTATCATCTGCTTCTAAAAAGAAGTCCTCGGCTACATTCACTGAATGGACCGTAGACGCTCTTGCTGCTCCTAGCACTGCTGGGGTAGACGAAGGTGCAGACGTTACTACATTCACTGATCAGTTCGCTGGACGTGCTCGTCTTGGCAACTACGTTCAAAAGTTCCGCCGTGACTTCCGTGTTTCGGATCTCCAAGAAGCTGTTGACTCTGTTGGTCCAGCCAAGGTTGCACAAGCTGAAGCTAAAGCCATTCGTGAGCTTAAGCGTGACGTTGAAGCTA